TGTGGTACGATTGTTAGCACGAATCATCAGTCGGCGTGTGCTGCCGGGCGGTATCAGCAGCAGATGCGACATGTCGCCGACCGCCCTGATTGGGAATATAACGCGGTCATGGATAACCGCGCCCGCGCAACGCATGAGGCGCTTAATGGTCGGGTGTTCCGCTGGGACGACCCGATATGGCAGACCATCTACCCACCGAACGGTTACAACTGCCGCTGCTGGGTTCGCGCTTTGACCGAGGCCCAGATGAAGAATCACCCTCTGGGCGTTGAAACCAGCGACGACCGGCTGGTGACTGTGCAGCAGCCTTATGGGCTGGATGGTGAGATGCGACCCGTTAAGGCGTATCGCGACCCTAAGACCGGACAGCTGCTGGTGCCGGACGCGGGCTTTCACCTCAATCCGGGGCGCGGATATCTGGCCGGGCTGGGTCAGTCCCTTCTGGAGAAAAGTGTTGATGCCCCTCCACGTCTTGCCGCGCAGGCAGTGTATGAAACGCTGCGCAATAACCGGCTGGCCACGGCAATGAACCGCGACCTTGAGAGCTGGGTGCGCTCACTATCTGCTCGTCCCGGCAAAGACGTTCGACGCGTTGGCGCATTGTCGCCGCTGGTGCTGGCAGCAGTTAGCGACAGTACGACCCTGCCGTCGCCGGTTGTCACCTTACCGGCGCAAACGGCGGTCAGCCTGCGGGAAGCCGGTGCGTCGTGGCTTGGACGTCTGGCATCGGCATTTCGTTACCCGGTGGCAGTGCTGCAGCGCGGAGAGGCTCTGCTGATGGTGGTGGAGGATTTAGCCGGTTACAGCGTGGTCACGCTTGCCCGCAGCGCTGATGGCTTTGAACCGGTATCCTCGGTGCCGTGGTCACCTGCAGCCGTCGCACGCGCCCGCCTGATTGACGGGACGCTGCCGGAGGGGAATGCATGAAGCTCGATATCGATATTTCTGACGAGTTCCGCGACTGGCTCGACAAGCTGGCCGCACGTTGCCAGCACCGTGAGCCGCTGATGAATAAGGTCGCGGGTATCATGCTTGATGCGGTGGATGAGAACTTTGTTCAGGGCGGGCGTCCGGCGTGGAAGCCGCTTAAATATCGAGACGGCAAGCCGCTGATGAGGACCGGACGCCTGCACGGCTCAATTGAGCCGTTCGCCGATAACGATCAGGCGGTGGTGGGCACCAATGTGGTCTATGCCCGAATCCACCAGATGGGCGGGAAAACCCGCCCTCACATCATCCGCCCCCGCAACAAAAAAGCGCTGTACTTTAACGGACGCTTTGCGAGTCAGGTCAACCACCCGGGTTCAGATATTCCGGCCCGTCCTTTCCTCAGCCTGACGGATGATGATAACGACGCCATCCGCCAGGCGGTCATTGACCATCTTGGCGGGGAAGACTGATAAGCCCACAAAAGGCCGTTGTGGCGTTTTTTCGCTTTCGGGGGTAACGTATTACCCCTGTATTGTTTTAACGCCATTCTGCGCGATTTAAACGGGTTTTAAACGGGGTTGCGCCATGCAGCCACGGTGTTACTGTCTTAATCCCCTGTATCCTCCCCCTGTTCTTACCGCTTCACCCCTGTAACTGTCGGGCATTTAGCCTGCCGCCTATCCTGTCCTCACTTTGACAGTTTCAGGACGCAATACACCGATGTGGAAGCTCGCCACCGCCTCACTTTCAGGCATCAACAAGGACAACACCGCCCGCATTCAGCTGTTTCCGGCTGGCTGGTTTGGTGCGCCGTCAGGTGGTCAGCGCTGGTTCCTGGACGCCTCACTGGCACAGCGTCTGATTGATGCCGCCAACAGCCGGGTGAATGACTACCAGTTTGACTATGAGCACCAGTCCCTGAACGCTCCACAGGCCAGTGGCCCGGTGCCTGCGTCAGGCTGGTTTAAGTCCCTGACCTGGGTTGAAGGTGAAGGCCTGTTTGCTGACGTCAAGTGGACAGAACGCGCCGCTTCGCTGATTCAGGCCGATGAGTACCGCTATGTATCCCCGACCTTCCGCTATGACGAGCAGGGAAACGTGCGGGAGCTGGTCAACGCCGCGCTCACCAATATGCCTGTGCTGGACGGGATGCGTCAGGTGGCGGCGTCCTTAATGTTTTTTGATAACGGAGAAAAACCGATGAACGAAAATTTGCGTCTCGCCCTCTGCGCCATCATGGGGCTGAAGCAGGAGGCTGATGAGGCGGCTATTCAGACCGCACTGGAAGACCTGCAGAACAATCAGCTCAAAGAGGCCAACTGCTCCAGCATCGGTGCGCTGATTGACGCTCACAAGGCACAGCTGACCGCAAAAGACCAGGCCATTCAGGAAGGTCAGACGAAGATTGCCGCCCTGTCTGCCGCGCAGACCGGTGCGCCTGACCCCACCAAATTTGTGCCTGTGGCCGTGGTGGACGATCTCCGTAATGAACTGGCCTCTCTGTCCTCTCAGATTCAGGGCGACAAAGTTGAGACTCTGCTGACCGCCGCCCTGAGTGACGGGCGCGTGATGAAAGGTGCGGATGAAGACAACCTGCGCGAGCTGGGCAAGAGCAACTATGCGCTGATGGAAAAGATGATCGGCACCCGTAAGCCCATCAAGGCACTGTCTCAGATGCAGTCTGAGGGTATGACGTTTGATGCCGGTAAACATGACGGAAGCGTCGAACTGACCGCCGAGCAGCTGGCCATCTGCAGCCAGTTCGGTAATACCGCTGAAGACCTGACCGGAGAGAAAAAATGACCGCTATCACTGAACCCCGCGACACGGCATGGCGCGACTGCATTCTGGTGCCGGTGCCCGTTGCCAAAGGTGAAGTTATCCCGATGGGTGCCATCGTTTGTGTTAACGCGACCGGCTTTGCCGTCAACGGCAAGGAGGATGCCACCCTGAAGTATGCGGGCTGTGCCGACGAGTCGGTGGATAACAGCGCCGGTGACGATGGTGCGCAGCTTATCAACGTTCGCGCCAACAAAGCGTTCAAGTGGGCCAGCGACGGCACCATCACCCAGGCCAGCCTGCTCAGCCGCGCTTACATCGTCGATAACCAGACGCTGTCTGCTGAAAACGGCGGTACGCCCGCCGAAGGCGAGACGCCTGCGGGTGAAGCGACCCGCAGCAGCGCCGGGAAAATCATCCTGATCGAAAGTGACGGCGTCTGGATTTACTGATTTATAAGGAAAAAATTATGGCTGCAATCAATAAAGCCAATCTCAGCGTGCTGTTTCTGAATCTCAAAAAGTCGTTTCAGAACGGTCTGGCGCTGGGTAAACCCCAGTGGCAGCGCGTGGCAACCCGCATCCCTTCCACGGGGGCGGCGAACTACTACGCGTGGCTGGAGATGTTCCCCAAGATGCGCGAGTGGATTGGTGAGAAGCAACTGACCAGGCTGCTGAAACAGGACTTTACCGTGCCGAACAAGGATTTTGAGGCCACGGTTGTCGTCAAGCGCAACCATATCAAGGATGACCAGCTGGGTATCTACGGCATTCAGGCTGCGGGTGCTGGTGAAAGCGCGGCGATGTGGCCGCATGAGATTGTGTTTGAGTTACTGACCAAAGGTTTCACCGAGAAGGCTTACGATGGTCAGCCGTTCTTCAGCGACAAACACGTTATCGGTGACAAAACCTACAGCAACATGGGCAAGGCACCGCTGTCCGTTGCGTCTCAGGCTGAAGCGAAAGCGTCCTTTGGTGCGGCCCGCACCAGTATGAAAAAGCTGAAAGACCGCCACGACCGTCCGCTGAACATCACCCCGGATGTACTGGTTGTCCCTCCGGCGCTGGAAGATGTCGCCAGGACGCTGATGACCGCTGAACGCCTGGAAGACGGTAAGCCGAACCTCTACAAAGGCTCTGCGGAAGTGCTGGTGATTCAGGATCTGAAAACCGATACCGAGTGGTATCTCCTCGACACCACCAAAGTGCTGAAGCCGCTTATCTTCCAGGAGCGTGAATCCCCGGACTTTGTCTCCCAGACCAATATGGACTCGGACGACGTCTTTATGCGGGCTGAGTACAAATATGGTGTTGAGTCTCGCGGTGCCGCTGCGTTCGGTTACTGGCAGATGGCTTACGGCTCCACGGGTAAAGGAAACTGACCATGAGCTACGCCACCCCGGAGGACTACAAAACCTATTTCACAGAGCGTGATGCGGTCAGCGTGTCAGCGCCATGGAACAGTGATGAGGCGGATGATGAGCGTCTCGCCCGTCACCTCCGGTCGGCGAGCGGCAGGATTGATGCGTATATCGGTGCCCGCTATCGCCTGCCGCTGCGGCAGGTGCCCGATGCGCTGCGTGATTACTGCTGTGATATCGCCCGTTACCTGCTGACCGGTAACGAGCATACCTGCAACGAAGTGATCCGCATGCGCTACGAGGATGCTATCAACTGGCTGAAGCTGGTTGCCAGCGGCAAAGCCGGTATCGGCTCAAACCCGGAGAACGGCGGCACCGTCGACGCCTCGACGCCGACCGTCGAGTTTTATTCCGGTGGCGACGATCTGTGGAGCCGTAACCGCACGGGTGGAGGGGCGTACTGATGATTACCACCATCGAAAAAGCGCTGTGTGAACGCCTGCAGCAGGGGCTGGGCCGGATGGTCAACAACCCTGTAGTGACATGGAACGTGCTGGCCACGGATATCGGCGTGGCCCTGCGGCAGCTCCCCGGCGTGTGCGTGGTGTTTTCAGGCATCACGAACAGCAAGGCACATGATACGTCCCGTCGCCGCTTCCTCGTCACCGGTCGCTTCAGCGTGTTTGTGGTGGACTACAACCTGCGCAGCAATGAAGCGCTCCGCCACGGCGGTCCGGGGACTGAAGAGCCGGGATGCTATCGCCTCATTCGCAGCGTGCGACGCCTGCTCACCGGGCAGGATTTGGGGCTGAAGATTGATTATCTGAAGCCTGAAGGCGTGCGCCCCGTAGCCGGGCAGGCGTTTAACGATAAAGGTGTGGCGGTCTACGAGTGCGTATTCAGCACGCAGTGGATGGAGGATGCACTGGATAACGGCCACTGGCCTGCACCGGAGCTGCCGACCGATGACGACGCTGACTTTGTTCGCTGGAAGGGGCGCATCGAAAAACCGCTGCCGTGGCATGAGAGCACCCGCATGGCCTACTTCCAGCCCGGCGTTGCTGACCCGGTCGCCGAAGATATCATGCACAACAGGACTGACAACGATGATTAAGGTAATTGCCCGCCAGGGTATTCAGGTGCCGGTGGAAGGCCGTCCTGACCGTTACATCACGGACAAAGAGGCTGTGGACGTACCGGAGACGGCCTACTGGCTGCGCCGTATCAGGGATGGCGATCTGTTGCCGTATGCCGAGCCAGCTAAACCCGCTGAAACTGAGGCTGCTGACGCAAAACCGTCCGATAAAACCGCAGATAAACCTGCTGCTTCGGCAGCTAAGGCGGATAAATGACTATGGATATTACAACTATTCCGAACCCGATTTATAAGCCCGGTGCTTATTTCGCGTTCAACACTACGCTGGCCTCACGTGCGCTGGCCACCAACGACCAGAAGCTGCTGATTATTGCCCAGCGTCTGACGCAGACAACCGCTGCTGAAGTTCTCACCCCGGTGAATGTCTTCAGCGACGATGAGGCGGCGCTGTACTTCGGGCGTGGCTCACAGGCGCATCGTATGGCCCGCGCGGCGATCAAGGCAAACCAGTACATTCAGCTGACCGTAGTCGGGCTGGATGATGCTGAGTCGGGCGTGGCGGCAACCGGCTCGGTGGTGGTTAACGGCACCGCCAGCGGTTCCGGTCAGGTTCGTCTGGCTATCTGTGGCACCACCGTTGCTGTTGCTGTCAGCCAGGGAGACAAAGCCGATGACGTGATGGCCTCACTGGCCAGCGCAATAACGCTGCAGGACGATCTGCCCCTGAGCGCCACCGTGGGTGAGATTGATGGCCCTGACGACGGTGAAGGTAATCCCACGAAAATCAAGGCGCTGGTGCTGACCGCCCGCAACAAGGGCAGTACCGGTAATGAGTGCGGCCTGACCTGCACCATCACCGCCAGTGGTCTCACGGCCACGCTGACGCCTATGAGCGGTGGTCAGGGCGACCCGTCTCTCGATGCGGCATTCAGCGCGGTATTCGCCTCCGGGCACACGATGATTATGCTGCCGTATACCAGCGATGATGCGCTGGCGAAGCTGTCCGCGCATCTGGATAACGTCTCCGGGCCGCTTGAGCAGCGCGGGGCTGTAGGTGTTACCGGCTGGAACGGGACGCTTGCCAGCGGCACCACGCTGACCAGCAAGGTTAACGCGCCGCGTATTACCTGCGGCTGGCATGCCGGTTCGGCACTGCCGAACGGCGAGCTGGCGGCAATTTACGGCGCGGTGATGGCCAGTGAATCCGACCCTGCCCGCCCGCTGAACACCCTGACGTTACCGGGGCTGGATATCACGCCGCAGGACAACTGGCCGGGACGTACCGAGCAGGAAAATGCCCTGATGAACGGCCTGACGCCGTTTGAGGTGGACGGCAGCGTGGTGCGTATCGTGCGCGCGGTCAGCACTTATGTGAAGAATGCTGCGGGCGTGACCGACCGGTCGCTTATGGATATCACCATTATCCGTTCGCTCGACTATGTGCGTCTGGCATGCCGTACCCGCTATACCCAGCGTTTCCCGCGTGAAAAGCTCACGGACGCCCGGCTGGCGCGTATCCGCTCCGAGCTGCTTGATGTGCTGTATTCGCTGGAGCAGCTGGAGATTGTGGAGAACGTCGACGCGCTTAAAGACCAGCTTACCGTCACCCGCAGCCTTCAGGACGACACGCGGGCGGAGGCCACCATTCCGGCAGCAATCGTGCGGGGTCTGCATGTGTTCGCCGCCGTCATTTATCTGATGTAAGGAGACGACAATGGCCCTTGAATACGTAGGCTCGATTGTCCTGGACGTTAACAGCGTGGAGGTTGAGGTCACTGACTTCAACCCCACCGAGACAACCGGGAAAAAGCTGGTCAAGACCATGAACAGCACTGGCCGCGCGAAAGGTTATACCCAGGGTATCGCCACGTGGGAGCTGGCCATCACGGCAGTGGTGCCAAAGGATACCACCGTCAACTGGGCGCAGATTGCCGGGGCAAAACTGACCCAGACGCCGCTCGGCAGCGGCAAACGCACCACCTATCAGGATGTGTTTGTCACGCAGGTCGGTGAGCAGTACACCGTGGATAACGAGGCGCGGATCAACATCACCGCCTTTGCACTTAACAAAATTGAGGAATAATGATGTCCGGGAACATTACCTGCACAGGTTCACTGCCGGTTGGCATTCTGTTTGATGGCAAGCTCCACCAGGACGTGGAGCTGGGTCTGGCCACGGTCGGAGACGAGATTTCCGTGATTGAAGACGGCGTCTCTGATGCGGGCGTGCCGATTGCGGTACTGGCCCGCACGCTGACGAAGATTGGCGACATTCCCGCTGAGAGCATTACCTATCAGCTGCTCTGTGACAATCTGGTTTCCGAGGATTATGCCTACCTGCGCACCCTGCGCGATGAGGTGAAAAAAAAGCTCAAATCCATGAGCAGCGCTTTACCGAATACCGGTACACAGTCATCCGGCTCGGACGATACGGCATCACAGAAGAGCAAATCCGACGCGCCAGCGCTGTAGAGCTGGCCGGATGGCTGGATGCCATCACCCGCCGGGAAAACCCCAAAGCCTGGCAGAAAAACCGCACCGTTATCAGCCTGCGTCGCCCCCGTAAAAGGGCACGCAGCGCTGCTTCCCGCTAAGAGGACTGCCCAGTGGCCCGTGATTTTGATACTCAGATTAAATTTGGCGTGCAGGATAACGCCACGCCCAAAATCCGGTCGTTATCCGAAGAGTTCCGCCGTATGTCCAGCGCCCGCGAATCGCTGGGTATCCGTTCTGAACGTAACATTCAGCGGGAAATCAGCCGCACTGAAGCGGCCTATAACCGCCTTGAACGCAGCGGCGTGCTGTCAACCAAAGAGCAGGAGCGGGCTTACCAGCGCATGCAGTCGACGGTGGCCCGTCTGCGTCAGGAGATGGGCGAGACGCTGCGTGTCCAGGAGAAGATGAACCCGGCCCTGCAGGAGTACCGCCGACAGGCGCAGGCCCGCGAAACGCTGGGTATTCGCTCCGAGCAGTCCATCCGCCGCGAGATTAACCAGACGCTGGCCGCGTACAACCGTCTCTCCCGCAGCGGCACCATGAGCGCCAGCGAACAGACCCGCGCATGGAACCAGACGCAGGCGACCGTTGCCAGGCTCAGACGCGAGCTGGGCGAGACGGAGCGCAGCTATCAGCGCCTTGCCCGCGTGGGCAAAACCGTGGGTGCCATCGGGGGCGGTCTGGTTGCCGGTGCAATGGTGATGCGCAAGCCTATCGAGAATCAGATGGAGTACGATTCCGAGCTGCGCAAGCAGGCTAACTTTGCATACAGCAACGAGAGCAGCAAAGCTGGCCGCGAAGCCGGGATGAAGGTGATTGATGCCGCCATCAAGCGAGCTATCCGCGAAGGTGGTGGCGATATCAGCGGTGCATTCCATGCGATGGAAATCATGCAGCGTTCCGGCACTATGGGTCGTGAGCAGGTATTTAGTGCGCTTCCGGGCGTAATGAAAATTTCCAGCGCAACGGAAACCGACCCTGCTGCAGTCGCCAGTCTGCAGGCGAGTGCATTCAATTTTGGTCTGAATGAGAAGGATGCCCACGCAGGCCTGAGTGTTGCCACCACGATGTCACAGCACGGCCTGGTCGATATGGCACTGCTGGCCAAAGAGATGCCGAAGGCGCTGGAATCCGCCAAGTCCATCGGTCTGTATGGTCGTACTGGCTACTCTCAGGTGAGTGCTCTTTTTGAGGCTGCAGCCCGTGGTGCAGGTTCTCCGGAAGAGGCCGCGACGTTCACTACCAATCTGCTCTCCGAGTTGTCCTCGCCAACACTGGCCAACAATTTTGCGAATCTGAAGCATGGCAAAGGGAAAAACAAAAAAGGGATTGATATTCGTGCGTTAATTCGTGCAGATGCGGCTAAAGGATTGACTCCTCTGGACACTGTGGACAGAGCAATTCGATCTATGGATGAGAAAGATCCACAATTTGTTGCGCTTGAGAAGCAAATAGCAGCCGACAAAGATCCAGATCAAAAAGCCCAGCTTGAAGCTCGTCGCGATCAAATTCATGGGCAGAATGTCGGGCGTATTTTTACGAATCAGTATTCGTTCAATGGCTTCCTGAACTGGGAGCGCAACAAAGACTACTACCACAAGCTCATTAAAGAGGGGAATGCCCAGTTTGATGTGCCTGAAGGTCAAACTTCTGCAGATCAGGATTACAAACTTGTGGAAGAGAGTGCCTCATTCAAGGCTAACAAGGCCAGGAACGAGTCCATCGTCGCGTCCAACGATACTGCCGCTCCTTTAGCAAAATTGTTTGGTGAAGTGGCTGATAAAGCAGCAGAACTGGCTCAGGAATTCCCCAAACTGACAACAGCGATCAGCGGAGCTTATTCGGCGTTTCAGGTTTTTAAAGATGTTGGTGGTGGTGTTGCGCTTGGGTGGGCCGGGAACAAACTCTGGAATCGTATGAAAGGAGGAGGCTCGGCTCTCGCGGCGGAAGGCACAGAAGCTGCAGCCAAAGCTGCCGAAACAGCAGCAAAAGGCGGAGGCCTCCTGAGTAAAGGCGGGAGCCTGCTGGGCAAGGTTGTCCGTGCTCCACTGGCTGAAGGCTATATGGCTGCGGGCCAGTTTTACGATCAGTTTCTGGAGCGCGGTGACGACAAGGTTAAACGGCTGAAGGCGGACGGCTACAACATCCCGGACAATATGCCTAAGCCGGTTGGTTTTCTTGATGCCTTTGATGAGATCAAAAGCTTTTTCTCGCAGAGCAACACGGCAAAACCCGCGCCTGCAGGTACAAACGTGCCCTACGCGCCTCAGGGGCCGCAACAGCCTGTGGTAGCCAATATCTACCTTGACAGCCGCGAGGTTTCCGAAGCGGTGCTGCGCAGAATTGATGTTGATTCGAGGAGGAAATAGTGGCGGATACGATTAACGAGATTGCTTCAGCGCTGGGGGTAGACCTCCTGATGCCTGCCTCGTTCCGGGGCGTGGAGTTTGACTGCCTGTTTACCCGCGACACGCTGGCAAAGGACACCGTGACCTATGCTTACCCGTACCGGGATGGTGAAGAGGTGGAAGACCAGGGGCTTAAGGCGGTGAACTTTCGTCTGCAGGCTATCTTCTGGGGCAACCGCTACCAGACGCAGCTTAAGGCCTTTTTAAACGCCCTTAAAACGGCGGGCACCGGCGAGCTGGTTCACCCGGTATACGGCTCGGTGCCGGACGTGCAGTTTCTGGAGGCCGGGGTTTTCCATGAGGTGGAGCCGGTTAACGCCGTCACCGTCGACCTGGTCTTTGTGGAGAGCGGTAAACCCGATGCGCTGTTTGCCACCACCCATTACGAAGCGGACGGCGACAGTATTTTTGACAGCGCGATCAGCTGGTTCGGGGATGCAATGGATACGCTGCGCGACATTCAGCAGGACATTGCCCGCGTCACCAATATCATTGCCTCAGCGGAATACGTGGTAAACGCCCTGGCAAACGAGGTGCAGTCCACCATCGGCAGCGCTCTCAATTACCTGGACTATCCGACCGCCTTTATCTCCGACCTGAAGCACCTGACCGGCGCATTCACTGACCGGCTGTCACTGAGCGAAGCTTCCCGCCTGTCGGACTGGAGCGCGCTGACCGGGCTGAAGGACACCATGCTGACTTTACCGGCGCAGCGCACCACCGCCCAGCAGATCATGTCCTCCGGCAGCGTGTTCGCCTCCACCCTGCGCCGCGCCAGTGTGATGCCGCAGAGCGATACGGAGATGATTAACCAGGCCATCCGCCTGGTGGCCGTCAGCGAAATGACCGACACGGCAAGCGACATCTTTGTGAATGAAATCGCCTCCCCGACGCTGTCCTCCACCGATATCGAGCGCATTACCGGCGATGTGCGCACCCTGATTGTGGAGGCGATAGCGGCCCAGCGGACGTCCGTCTCGGCGCGTATGGCCACTGCCGTTCGCGAGCAGGCAGGC